TGTCGTTGCTGCGGCGCATATCGTTCTCCAGGGGTTCGCCCCGGACTTCCTCCGGGGTCAAGCGGGTACACTTTGCGCAGCGTGCGTCCGCAAACAAGTAAGTGACCTGCGCGTCACATTGATAACAGAATTTCATGATGGTGGGTTCCCGTCCCAGCCCATGGAGTGGCCCCAGCTCTGCCCAATCTCCACGTCCACCTTGGAGGGGAGTTCGAGCGGCGTGCACGTCCGCATGATGTGGGCGGCTTCCGCGGCCTCCTTCATGTCGTGTACGCTGAAGGCGATCTCATCGTGGACCTGGATGATGATGTCCAGTCCGGCTTCCGCGCAGGCCACCATCGCCATCTTTGTCTGGTCCGCGGAGGAGCCCTGAATCAGCCGGTTCAGTCCCTTGTGGGTCCAGTCATAGTTCCCGTCCTTGTCCTTCGGGAAGCGGCAACGGCGACCGCTCAGGGTCGTGATGTAGCCCACGGCCTTCGCCCGGGCTTCGCAAGCCTTCGCCAGCTTCTTGATGAACGGCACCTTGTGGTCGAAGGTGTCCAGTAGGGCCTGACCCTCCGGCCCCGCGGCCTCGAACCTCCGCGCCCCTTCCGCGACCAGGCGCTGACCCTCCGGGCTGTTCACGTCGAACAGCTGGAAGCGGGGGCCACGCACGGCCATCATAGTCGGGAGCCCGAGCTTGCGGCACATCTTCGCCCCGCCCATCCCGTAGGACAGGCCCAGGTAGATTTCCTTGGCGTCCTTGCGCTTGATCCCCGCCATGTCCGCCATCATCTGGTGGTTGTCGGTGTTCGGGTCGTTGCGGTACTTGTCCCGGGCTTCGATAGCGGACAGCCAGGCTTGGTGCCCAATCAGGTCCTTCGCCAAGCAGGCGTAGTGGACCGCCATGCGCGGCTCCTGCTGGCTGTAGTCGTTGGACGCCCAGTGTTGGCCTTCCTCCGGGAGGTAGATGGCCCGCCACATCATGGCGAACTCATCCCGAGCCGGTTGCTGCTGGAGGTTCGGGTGTTCGCTGGACAGTCGCCCGTAGGCAGCGCCCGCGGTCCCGTCGCTTTCGTCATCCTTCTGGCGGCGGAGCTGGTTGAACGTCCCGTGGAGGCGACCGTTCACCATGTGGTCCCGGACGGAGCTGGCGAAGGTCGTGCGCAGCTTGTTCACCTTCCGGGCGCGTTCGAGGAGGCCCGCCACGGGGTGGTCGATTGAGCCCAGCAGCTCCTTGTCGATGCTAGGCTTGCCCTGGGAGGTCTTGTTCAGCTTGATGCCGATGTGTTCGAGGGCGGGGGCGATCACCTCCGGCTTCCAAACATCGCCCACGGCGATCCGGTGGCCGGTGATCGACCGGACTTGGGCCAGGGCCTCCGTCTCCTTCTCCAGCGCCCAACGCTCAATCATGTCCAAGCGGTCGCAGTCGATTCGGACGCCCCGGCGGCGAAGGCCCGTGAGGATCGGGAGCAGCTTGGACTCCAGGTTGTACACGCCCCAGAGGTCCTGCTCATCAATCTCCCGCTCCTGACGGCGGAGGATGTTCAGAGGCAGGCGCGTGTCCTCCTCCGCGTACTTCCCGACAAACTTGGCCGGGAGCATCCACATGTCCTTCTTCGGGTCAATCCCATAATCGACCGCGGCGGCGCGCAGCAGGGCTTCGTCCTTGCCGTGGAAGCCCCACCGCTCCGCGATAGCTTGCATGCTGTAGCTGTCGTGGAGTTCGCAGATCAGCGGGTCAGCGATCTGGATGTCACGGAAGTAGCGGACCCGCTCGAACTCGATGCCGTCCCCGGCGAGGAAGTCCAGGTCATACGGGAGGTTGGCCCCCACGAGGTCGCCGGTGAACACCTTTGCCTGGGCGCGGAGGTAGGCCAGCACGCCCTCCAGCGGGAGGTTGCCCCCGCCTTCGTGTCTGATAGGCAAGTACCCGCCCGGGCCGTCCTCGATTGCGAAGCTGATGCCGGTGATGTAGCTGTTCGGGCGACGGCCCGCCCCCGGCCCGAGTTTGCGCAGGTCCGGGTCCCGCGTCTCGCAGTCGATGGCGACCCGCTTGGCCCCCTCCCACGAGGGGAGGGTGTTGAGGTCCGGGGCCACCCAGTCGCTGGAGACGGTCGTGAACAGGGGTGGTTGGAGGTATGACATCAGGCTCCGACCTCCGCAATCATCTTGCGCAGGAGGTTCAGGGCCGCGGTCAGCTCCGGGTCGGACTCCCAGAAGGTGAGGATGCGGACCACTTCGGCTTCGTCCTCCGTCAGCCCGTTCGCGGCGGCGAAGGCGTCCGGGGTAATGACCACGGCGGCGGAGCGGGGCAGCAGGACCCCGTTGCGGTACAGGTCCTGGACCTTCTCCACGTAGTGGATCGCCTTCTCAAGGTCCTGGCGCGGGTCCTCGTGCTTCTTGCGGTTGCGGGTCGCGTACTTGGTCGCGCAGCCTTCGGTGTAGCGGAGGCCGTTCAGCTCCACGTAGTCCCAGTGTTGGACGGGCGAGCGGTAGTGCTCACCGCCAACTTGCTTTTCGTTCACGCTCATCTTGTAACTCCTTCATCAGTTCCCGGAGCCGGAGTGTCTGCTGGCGGTACAAGTACCCAAAACACCCGTGCTCCCCGTTCATCATATCTGTATGGACCTTGCGGAGGTGCGCAGCGAGTTCTTCCACCGTGTCGAAGGCGTAGAACTTCAGCTGCGGGTCCTCCTCCCAATCACGTCGCAGCTTCTCCAAGTCCATCGCGCACCACCTCCTCGAAGAAGTCCGAGAGACGGCGATGCGGCTGGTGCTTCGCTGCCGCGTAGAAGGCACGGACGGGTTCGGGCAGGCTACCCTCCAGGCCCCGCGTCTCCGTCACCGCCTCGCATGCCCTCCGCATGGCCGTGACCGCTTCGTTGCCCAGGGCTTCTTCCTCCCGGCACCACAGCCACAGTTCGAGGGTGTCCACGGCCTTCAACCAGTCCTCCTCGTCAGGGAGAAGGCCCGGGAGCAGGCCCAGGGTCGCCAGCACGCGGCGTTCCGCCTCCTCATACACCTTCCCGAGTTCGGAGTGGGTCCACTTCGCCGGGGCCGGAATGTCGCCCAACCAACGCTCCGCGCAGTCGTGCCACTGGACCGCCTTGATCAGGTTCAGCGACGGGTGCGGGTGGAGCAGCAGGAGGAGGCTCACGGCCCCGTAGCTGTGCTGGGCGATGTTGTACTGACCGTGGTGCGGGACGATATGGCACCGGCGGACCGTCCCGGCCTCCCGGGTCGCGGCGATCCGGGTCAGGAGCGGGCGGGCGGCGCGGCGGTTCAGCTCCTCCGCCTCGCGCTCCTCGTCATGAATCTTGCTCATCAGGCTTCCCATTGTTCCGTCTCCTCACTCATACGCCACGCCATCGTCCATCGCCCGGGCCTTGCGAGCCTCGAAGGCGGCGCGGCGGCGTTCGATCCACTCCACCCCGGCCAGCTTCCAGTCGGTGGCGGCGACGTTGTCCAGCTCCGCCAAGGCGGCGTCAAAGCGGGAGGGGTTGGAGGTCTGCTTGAAAGCCTTGTGTGCCTTCAACATCGGGATCGCCACGCGACGGAAGAACGGGTCACGGAAGCCCACGGCGTCCGGCTCGCTCAGGAACATCATCAGCTCCTGGTTCCACTCCTCCGGGTCCGTGGACATCAGTGGGTACGGCTCCGCGATCCCGGCGGCGTAGGGGTCGGGCGTCTCCTTCCCGGTCATCGGGTTGGCGGCGAGGTCCGCGAGCGGGGCGACCTTGTCCAGCACCTCCTCATAGGCGTGGAAGTTGGCGCTGACTTGGCGGTAGATGCCTTGTTCCACCCCGACACTCCGGGCGACGTACTCATGGAGGTAGCTGAAATGGACCGCGTTGGCCCCGTAGGCTCCCCAGATCAGGTCGTTGGAGCGGTTGGTCACGGTCATGTCCAGGCGACCGTCGCAGGCGATCTGGAAGATGGCCTGAAGGTTGCACGGGAGGTCCTTGCCTTGGTGGCCCAGGTCCGCGTCCGCGTCCCACATCGACAGGACCTGGCGGCGGTCATCGCGGTTCGCCTTCAGGGCGGCGATGATCTTGGGCAGCTGGTCCTCGAAGAAGTGCTGGCGCCAGCGGAAGCCGTAGGCCCCGTGGAAGGTCAGGCCGTCATCCGAGTAGCTGCGCATGCGATCCACGAAGCGGGCGACGTACTCCACGTCATTGCGTCCGCCCAGCATCCAGAGGCTTTCCATCAGGTGGAAGAAGGGGTTGGCGTCCCGTTCCGCCCAGAACAGCACGCGCTCCGCCGGGCGGAGGTACACGGTGGTGACGGGTTCCGGGAACATGAACACGGGGCCGTTGCGCGAGTCGCGGCGGACGCCCTCGAAGGACAGTTGATACAGGGCCTCCGGGAGGGCCTGTTGTACGTTGCGGGTCTTGATGACTTTCATGCTGATTGTTCCTTTTCCACAAATATCTTGCGTTGATAGGACCTGCGGCGCATTTCCTCCGAGGTAGTTGCCCGGCTCCGGTCCCGGTTCGCTTGGGCCGTGCTTTCAAACTTGCCTGATGCCCATGCGGTCTTGAGTCCCTTCGACATCTTCTCACGCATCTCCGGGGTAAGGGTCCCAAGGACCCCGGAAGCGTGTTGGGCCTTTGCCCGTTCGGACCGGCGCTGACGCTCCTCCGGGTCCTGTGCTACCCGCTTGGCGGCTTCGGACATTTTGCGCTTCGCTTCCGGGCTGTGCTGGTAACCACGTGAACTTCTCGCTGTGGGTTGTGAGTTCATCAGCTTCCCCTTCGCGGTTGCGTCCATATGGAATTGTTCCCGCTCAGCAAGAGACTCCGTTGAGCACTCCTCCAGAATACTGAATGAGAACTCCTCTGGCAGGTACTTGTTCCAGACGTTCTGAAGGAAGTCGCAATGGTGCTTCCCCGTCCGGAGCATCGTGCGATGCCAGGCCCAACGGCGTTCGATTTCCGCCGATGATCCCACATACCGGCGTTGCGTCCGGTCGTGGCGGATTTCATACACCCCGCAGGTCACTGGCCTTCCTCCAATCGTACTTGGACCGCATCTTGCCCTCCCCGAGGCGCACACGTTCGTACTTGTCTGCCTCGCAAAGTGAGTGCTCAATGTCCCGCATTTCAAACCGCGGATTGACGTCACAGGGCTCCCCGAAGGTCGCGTTGAAGCCCGGCTCATCAAGATCATTCAGCTCAATCATGAGCTTTAGCATTTCCGCGTTCGTCTGCTCCGGGCGGGGCTTCGCGGCGAGGTCGCGCCCATACAGGCGGTTGAGCCCGCGGATCGCCCCGGGACCGGCGTTGGCCCAAGTCCAGATGTCCGGGGCGTTGCGCAGGTAGCGGGTGTGGCGGAGGTCAGTCACCACCTCATAGGCCATGAACGGTCCCCATCCGATGTATTGCGGCTCCTGGAACCGTGCCCAGACCTTCTCCAGGGTGTTCGCTTCCCCGGAGTTCGTTGGGAAACGGTCCAGAAGCCCCTCCCAATCGTCCCGGTCGCGCCAGAGACGGCCCAGGACAATCTCCGCGATGTAGCG